GGGATTCACCATCACTATTATGCTGCTTAGCTGGCAATGCTGCCAGACGCTGGACTCTCGTCCAGACTTAAGGAATTGTCAAACTTAGCCCAAAGCTCCGCGCTTACTGGTAAAGATACCAGATCCGCGCGGGACATAGGAGCGAGATCGACAGTCAGGTCCACAACCTTATTCAGGTCCAAACCTAAAGATCCATCCTCTTCCTTGTTAGGGAGAGAAGGGATCCAACCTTTTCTAAGCTTTACATCACGTGATTTGGTGTACGAACAGACTGAGAAAGGACTATGCTCTGATTTGAGCCAATCGTCCATTCTGTGGGAGCGTCTGCCTCCCGATTCCGTGGGTAACGCGGACAGTCCTAGACAGAAGTCACGCAAGCGCGACTCGCTGTTAAGCCCTTCTAAGGGAACGCTATGAACATTGGTAAAATACCTATGCAACATAGCCCAACCGTCTATTGACGTTTCAACCTCACGGGGCACCAAGCTCCACGCCAAGCACTGCCATCTCTGGTAATGCTTGTTGAAGCGCATCCTGGGGCGCATTTTCTCAGGAACTTCTAGGAGATAAGGGCAAGCTTCTTCGCTCGTCTCCTTATCCGGAATTGCTCCATATATTTGGAACAACCACCCTGCGATTAACTCGTAGGTATAGAAGTACGCATTCTCGTTATAAGAGTTGGCATAACTTGTCCAACTCGCGAGAACTTCTGGGCTTCGGCGGTGAGACCATACGGTTCGAAGTCGAACCGGAGTGACATCGACACCTCTGTAGGCATCAACGCCACAGGACTCTCGAAAGAATCCAGTGGTATAACTCTTAGAATGATTGATCTTTAGACCGAACCATTCAAGAATTGTCATTGCGTGCGCGGCGTAACCGCTCTTGACAACAACATCATCGCCATACACCAAGATACCATCTCTGGTATCCGCATCGTCAGTTCCGACGTACAGGAGAACCCATACAATAAGTGCTAGAACGGGGAAGCAAACTGCTGACCCCATTGGCGCGAACTTACTGAGTTCAATCACCTTTCCGTCCGGTAACCGAGTAGTTAGAGACCTACAGCTTAACAGGGCGTTTACTACGTGCCCTGGGAAGAGTAGTTTCACAAGACCTACCGGAACGCGATCACTTGCCTCGTTGAGGTCTAGTGTCGCGTATTGCCCGTACCGGGAGCCAATTAAGGCCCCTTTCTGGTTCGGTCCCTGGTCTGTGAAGTGAACATTGTGCTTTGTTAAGGCACTTTGCTCAACATGTCGAACTATCGCTCGCATCAAACCCTGTTGAATCCACATATTACTATGTGACTCGCAAGAGATAATACGAGGACCGCGCGAGTCCTTCGGAACAAGAACAATCTTGGCCGAATCCTCACCCAACTCGATGGCAGACATGGCTTGAGGCCTGTCGCATAGATGACTCAATGATGCAAAGAAATACGCATCAAGTGGGTACTGCTCGGTTAACCTTGCAGATACCTTCGTAAACGTCCACTTTTCCCAAAGCTTCTCTCCAGTGGAGAGGGCCCCGGGTCCATTGGACGGTTCGATGTCATCGGGATCGAATCGCTTGAAGAGCTGGAAGAGAACCTTCCGAGCCTTCTTGATCAACGTAGCACGCGAAATAGGACCAGCAAGATTCTTATCAAGCTGTAACCAACTTCGGCTATCGTTCGTATTTTCGATAAGCTGAGACATTTCGTCCCAAGCTTTCGACCAACATGCAACCTCGCGTTCAGTTTCTTCAAACTTCGCGAGAACTGTTGCTTCCGTCTCATGATCATAAGGGAGTTCGTATTTGTACGCAAAGTACAAGAACATCCTTAGTGACTTGATGCTCCTAACACAGGGGTCTGGTAAGACCCTACCTTTAGAGTCAAAGACTCTCACAAACAACTCTCCGAGCAGGAGAGGGATCTGCGTGCCCTCCTTGGTTTTGAAGCCAAGATCACGAGGACATATGGTAGACGCACCCGACAGCGCAGAGTCAACTGCTTTGCCAAGCGCGGGTAAGGCCTTCGTTAAGAAGGCAGGTCCTTCCATCACAACCCTACGAGATACCTTTTGGGCATCTCTATGGAGTGATTCAGGTGATATCACCTCACTGTGTAACGTTTGCACGTCACGCAGGATGGCAATAGCCAGATATAAGAGCTCTGGTGAGCTCACTGACTTAGCTTTTAAGGGATCCATATATATGATATCTCTCTAAGTACACAGCCATCTGCATGATTTCGGAACTAACGTAACAAACACCGTATCCACGACGAGTCTCACCTGGCTGGTGAGCCGTAATCGTAAACACGTAGCGTCATTAAACCCCTCTAGCCAAGAGGGTAGGATGCCAGGTTATCAAACCTGACACCCCCTGACACTAACTACTCCAAGCCCCAGCTTTCGCTGAGGCCCTGATTAGTCGCTGAATTCGTGAACATCCCGGGTGGGATGCCGTTAGGATTCAGACGACCCTTCTCAATCGACAACTTGTCGAAAGAGCAACTAGCCACGAGCAAGACGATACCTATCGTCAATATCCCGATGGCAAGCGGAGCAATCTGCTTGTTGAGGATGCTCATCTTTTGCGATATCACCGTCCGGCCACACTAACCGAGCTTCACGATCCCCCCAGCACAACGCTGAGGAACTAAAGATCGCAAGGCACGGCATATGTGGGCAAGCCGATGATGCATTACGCTTCGTAGGCACTATTGTCTACAAAGTCGCGTTGATGAGCGCGGAGTCGCCGTTTCCGGATCCATCAAACAACACTGTAGTCGCCGCGCCAGTGGTGGCACAGAAACTGTCCAGCATTGCTGAGACATCCTTCACGTCGTCAAGGTCATCGAGCTCCCCTTTCGGGACTACGACCACCTTGTACGCACTACACCTCACAATCTTGCCAGACTTGCCGACGACATCCATGTCGACCCGGCACTGGCTACGTTGCGAGGCACTCGCACCAGACCCTGTCTCTTGATGGGCAACCTTCAAGACACAAGGCAGGGACGGATTTCCACCCTTTCGGGTGTATATGTGCGTTCTTCCTTCGAGGGAGTAGTGTTCGAATTCAACTTCGACACCGGCCCTATCCTTCACTTCGTTCGTTAGTAATGTAGATGGTAACATCTGCGTTATGTTAATTGGCAATAACCGGCCAATAAGCGGGTTTACTGTTGAATTATAGTCGTAAACTTGCAAAAGAACACAACAGTTGGTGATAAGCCAACCACTGCATCCTTCCACTAGTCGGCGACTGGCGATGCAACTTCGATGCCATCACACTACCACCCTTTATGTTTTGGGGCGTATATGTGAATCGTCTTAGTAACCATAGAACGTGAGATCCAATCCCGTTAGGGGTTGGCACGTTCCTGGTTCTGTACATTTCTTATTCTCTAACGCACTATTCTAGCTGCGCCGAGAGCCGATGCAAGACTGAACTCTTTCAAGTTCAGGCCGCTCGATTGAATCGAGCGTGCAAAGTTCGCTTCCCAAGGAAACCGGAAATACATTTCCTCCTTCGACGAACTTACGAGTGTTTCTCCCGATCCCCCACCAAACGTCGGATGAGCTAAGGCTGCAAGCTTTAGCTCCACCGTGCGTTCAATATGGGCCGAGATACAACACTTGGTCACGTGGACCATTGGTTCAATGTTACGGGTTCTGAAGTTGTCTAGCCATTGGCTCACGCCAAAGACCCAGTCAACAACAAAACTCCATGGCAAGGCATTCCAGATGATAGCGGGGGCCCAATTGACCCCTAGCGCATCCAGATAGCCAAGCGGAACTGCGTTCCGCCTCTGCCACTCGTCTAGTTTGTAAGAATAGTCGAGAGAAACACTGAACTTGGCATTTGCATACGTGACTTCACGGCGTCCAACATACTGATTGACGACCCCCCAAGATGAGGGACCGTAACAGGTATAAGACTCCGATCCGCCAG